TGAGTTTCTACTCGATGCTACGACCCATGACCCATACACAGGTGAACGGAGCCAGTACGAGAACGTCCTGCCACTTGAAGTAAGTGGTGACAAATGTGCCGAACTTGACCAGTTCAGAACCGGTGACGTAATAACGGTTTCCTTTGCCTTGCAAGGTCGGGAATGGACAAATCAGGACGGACAACTAAAACGTATGGTGTCCATCCGCTGCTATAAACTGGAAGGCCGTCAGCCAATGCACCAGCCAGCATCCGTGCCAGCACAGCAACCGGCACCGTCACAAACGCCACCCATGGTACAGGCGTTTCCACCTGATGTAGATGCGAATGGAAATCCCAAAGATGACTTACCGTTCTAGCCTATGAGCATATTCAATCTGAAGAATGAATACGATATACCCAAGTTCAAGGCTTATGTAAACAAGCTGTTCCAGGAGCGTGCAGTTGTGGAAGTGAGAAAGAAGCTCCCTAACCGCACGCTATCCCAGAACAGCTATTTGCATCTGCTTTTAGGGTATTTCGGCAGTGAGTACGGTTGCAGCCTTGACGAAGCAAAGATAGACTTCTATAAAAGGACTTGCAACCGTGATTTGTTTGAGAGAAAGACGGTCAACAAGAAAGGCAAGGAAGTAACCTATCTGCGAAGTTCTGCAGAACTGACAACAGGTGAAATGACTTTGAGCATTGACCGTTTTCGTAACTGGAGCGCATCTGTTGCCGGCATCTATCTGCCTTCGGCAAACGAACAACAGATGCTAATTTTTGCACAACAAGAAATCGAACGTAATAAAGAGTTTATCTAAAATTTTGAGATTATGAAAAAAAGAAAATTTCCCCAAGATGTAGCAAGATTCTTTAATCCAGAGAAGTCAATTAATCCTAATTCAAGCGGCATTCATCAAAGAGAGAAGGCCTTACAAAGAAGTTTCATCCCTGTTTATAATGGTATGGGTACCGCTAAAAAGATTTATAATAGGTTCGGTGTAAAAAGTTATAGATAATTATGGACAAATTTTTAGGACAAGACATCCCTGAACAGGAACGATGGCAGTTCCTTCAGGACAACGCCGATGCGGTAGAGAAAATCGGATATACTCACCGATTCACCCCCGAAGAACTGGCTCAGAAGAAAGAGACTTTGGCCGAGGTATCAATCACCATCAACGATGTTGAGTTGGAGAAGAAAGAGGCTATGGAAAGCTTCAAAGAACGATTGAAGCCTTTGAATGAAGAAAAGCAGGAACTTCTGGACCATATCAAAAGAGGTTCAGAGTTCGTAGCCAACGAGGAATGTGCCAAATTCCTCTACCACAAGGAGAAAATGGCTGGATTCTACAACAAGTTAGGTGAGCTGGTTTACAGCCGCCCGATCATGCCACAAGAAATGCAGAAGACTATTTTCAGTATTAACAGTAAAACAGGAACAGATGAGTGAGAACAAAATCAACCTGGTAGTACCGAAAGATTATAACGGTACGCCAATCGAAGTTGTATTACGTGAAGGTGAAGCACCCGTAGCACTTGACCCGAAAGAGCCTGAAAGAGTAGTTATCAATGGAACGATAGATGCACCTTTCAAATGGCTGGAGAAGCGTGTCGAACTGATTAATCAGAAATCGGCCAATATCATTGTGAACCGTGATAAGATGTGTCTGGCTTTGACTATTGATGAAACCAATTATTACCAGACAGTAATTAGTGGAGTTTTACAGGCTTCAAAGGAAATGCAGGAGTTCGGTATCAATGCGGAAAGGAAATGGGAACCTATCAAATTGTCCCAGTTCTTCAAGATGCACCGTGCCTTCTTCAAGGATAAGTCTGAGAACATGATGCTGGTTTCCACTTTGAAGAACTTCAAGGCGAAAGTGAATCAGGATATAGAACGTAGCAAAGAGGAAAACGGGAACAAGACGGATAACTATTCTCAAGTGGTTGATTCCAATCTGCCAAAATCGTTCAAACTGAATATCCCTCTTTTCAAAGGTTTTGCCTGTGAAGAAATCGAAGTTGAAATCTACGCCGATGTGGATGGGCGGGAAGTTTCCCTTTCTTTGGTTTCTGCCGGTGCGAATGAGGCCATTGAAGAATACAAGAATAAGGTGATTGACGAACAGGTTGAAGCAATCAAAGGTGTTGCACCTGACATCGTAATCATTGAGGTGTAACAATGAGAAAGCAAATTTATTTAATTCTGTTTCTGGTAGTCGGAGTATCTATCGGAAACAGAATATTCAATCACCTCAACGCTTGGCTGGGCGTGGTAATAATATCAGCCACAGTGATTTATTTCGTTTATAAACTCATTACTGTCCACTAAAGATCACAAATAGTTCTTTGAAATAATTGAATTACAGTTTGTTACAAGAGATTTTCTTGCGCAACGATTTGAAATCATAACTTTGCAGCCTTAACTTAGGCTGTATATGAATAAAGACAAATACGTTTTCGCCCAAATGGTTGAGTTTTTAGACAATTACAAGTTTCTCCGTATCGTAAAGAAGTATGATGGCAATAAGTATGTTAAGCATTTTACTTGCTGGAATCAACTTCTTACTTTGATGTTCGGACAATTGTGCAACCGTGAAAGCCTTCGAGACTTGATTGTTGCTCTGAATGCACATCAAGAGAAATGCTACCATCTTGGAATTGGGAAACATGTCACTCGGAGTAACCTTGCAAAGGCAAACGAAAACCGGAACTACCGTATCTTTGAGAACTTCGCATTCTATATGATAAGCGAGGCCAGAAAGAAAAGAATAAATGACATATTCAAACTAAACGGAAATGTATATGCCTTCGATTCTACAACGATTGACTTGTGTCTGAAACTGTTTCCTTGGGCAAACTTTCGTACACATAAGGGAGGTATCAAAATCCATACGTTGTATGATATAGAGACTCAAGTACCTGCCTTTATCCATATAACCGAAGCAAAGATAAACGATGTCAGGACAATGGATGTAATACCTTATGAGTCTGGCTCTTTCTATGTTTTCGACCGTGCATATAACGATTATCATCGTCTCTATAAGATACATATGATGGATTCGTTTTTTGTTGTACGGGCTAAAACAAATATTAAGGCGAAAGTACTCAAATGGAAACGGCGTTTACCTAAGAATATACAGTCCGACTGTCAGATTGAACTTACCGGTTTCTATACCCAAAAATCATACCCTGAAACGATTCGTTTGGTGAGGTTTTGGGATGAAGAATACGAACGGGAGTTCATTTATCTTACAAATGCAAAACATATTCCAGCCTTACAGGTCGCGGAACTTTACAAGAATCGTTGGCAAGTGGAACTGTTCTTTAAATGGCTCAAGCAACACCTTAAAATAAAGAAATTTTGGGGGACTTCTGAGAACGCTGTAAAGATACAAGTCTACTCAGCAATCATTGCCTACTGTCTTGTGGCTATCATGCAACATGATATGAAACTGGACAGATCGACATACGAGGTTCTACAAATTCTTGGCATTTCTCTTACGGACAAGACTCCATTAAGGGATCTCTTCAGCAAAACTAAATTCAATGATGTCAAAGAACAAAGCGGTCTTGATGGACCAAATTTATTTAGTAATTATAATTTTTAACTCGTCCTCTAATTTTTAGTGGACACTAGTGTTATAAACTAATTAAAAATTTGAAGAATGAAAAGATTGATTAATCTAATGTTGGTCTGTATGACCTTAGTGGTATTTGCTTCATGCGAAAGAGTAGCCCCTAATTATGCCGGTGTTCTAATGGAGAACTATGGGAAGCAAGGAAAAGAGGATTTTAAGGTAGTGTCCGGTAAAGTTTCCACTTGGGAATGGGGCACTGAATTGTTTCAAGTTCCATTGTTTGACCAAAGAGGGGAATTTGCTGAACCTGTCACATTGAAGGCTGCTGATAACACTGAATTTAACGCACGTCCTACTTATTCTTATAAAGTTATCAAGAATAGAGCTATAGATGTTGTATTCGATAACAAACATATAGATAAAGCTGATACAGAATCAGGAAAAGACGGGTTTATGCAAAGCCTTGAAGATAATATACTTGAACCTCGTATTTATGATTTAATCAAAGAAGAAAGCCGTAAGCACAAGACAGACAGTTTAATGGCTGACGGTGGTTCTCTTCTTTTTGAAAAGCGGTTGGAGCAGATTGTGGATAAAGAATTTGAGAAAAGAGGGCTTCAATTGCTGACTTTTTCTGCACAGCTTGAATTTTCAAAGGCTGTGCGTGAGAAGATTGATAGTCGTAATGAGGTGAATACCAATATATCTGTATTAGACCAGCAGATTGCAGAGCAGAAGAAACGCAACGAATTGGAGCAATTAAAAACAGAACAGGCTATCATTCAATCACGTGGGTTGACTAAAGAAATACTCTATAAGCAATTCATAGATAAATGGGATGGCCGTACACCACTTTATGGAATTGCCCCTGAGTTTTTAAAAATAACGAAATAGCATGAATAAACGCCCGGAAAGACGGGCATACGGGCGCAAGCACAGGACGTGCTTTAGTATGGAGTAATTGCGCAATATCTCCATACACTTGTCCCATTGAATTAGCTAATATATGAGCAAGTAAAACCGTGATGGTTGGGCGGGTTCGATTCCCGTTGCGTCCACAACCAATAATGGAATTATTATGAAAGAAGAACGGAAATTAACATTCGGGAAATACAAAGGACAAGAGATAAAGTATATCATACTTACTCATATTGGTTATATCATGTGGTGCTTTGAGAATATCAACTGGTTTAAGCTGACAGATCAAGAACAGGCTTTATATGATGCGATAGCCATAATGATTAAGAAGGAACGCTTGCCAATGACTTTTCCGGTTGAAATGATGTATAAGCATATAAAAGACAGAGAGTCATATGAAAAGTTAAATACTCCATTTACATTCAATTATGGATATATATCTTTAAGAATGTCTGAAAAGGATAATCCAATATTCAACAGTATTGAAAAATACATTACACACAAAATACGCAGAAATAGTACGAAAGAATGTTCGTCATTCGAAAGTCTTTCAGGAGATTTGACTGGTCTTTCACATAGCATGAATAAAGAAATAGAAAGAGCTCGGCTTAATGGTGAGAGTGATGAAGAAATATATGGTTATTGGGGTAGTATGAATGATTATAAGGCTTTATAAATATGTATTACATCAAGAAACCTAAAAAGAAGAAAGAAAAGCCTTTGCCGTTATTCGATAAGGCAGGTATCAAGATTAAAAAGAAGCCGGATTTAGTGGCCAAACTCGACAAAGTTTTCAGCCGCTATATCCGGCTTCGCGATTGTATGCCGAACGGGTATTTCCGCTGTATCTCATGCGGCCAGATAAAGCCCTACGCACAGGCAGATTGCGGACACTTCCATTCGCGCCGCCACATGGCCACACGCTTTGACGAGGATAACGCCCACGCAGAATGCCGGGCGTGCAACCGGTTCAGTGCAGACCATCTGATACAATATGAAAAGAACCTGAAAGCTAAAATCGGCCAGCTACGATTCGACAAGCTGGCATGGAGAGCAAGCCAGGCGAAGAAATGGACTGATTTTGAATTAATAGAACTCACCAAGTATTACAAGGCTTTGGGAGACAAACTGAGTAAGGAGAAAGGATTATGAGTTATGTTTTACGGGATTATCAGCAGAAGGCCAGTAATGCAGCGGTCAGCTTCTTTGCTAACAGAGCCAAGAAGAACAATGCCATCATGGTACTGCCTACCGGAGCCGGTAAGAGTCTTGTGATTGCCGACATCGCCAGCCGTCTTGAAGGGCACACGCTGGTATTCCAGCCAAGTAAGGAGATACTCGAACAGAACTATCTGAAGCTCTGTTCGTATGGTGTTCTGGATTGTTCCATCTACTCTGCCTCATTCGGACGAAAGGAGATTTCAAGAATAACTTTCGCCACTATCGGAAGCGTAGTCAACCATCCGGAACTTTTCCAGCATTTTCAGAATATCATTATCGACGAGTGCCATCTGGTTAATCCGAAAGACGGAATGTACAAGAGATTTCTTTCGATGCTGAAATGTAAAGTCCTTGGATTGACGGCTACGCCCTACCGTCTTTCATCAAGCAGGGATTTCGGCAGCATGTTGAAGTTCATCACACGCACACGCCCGTGCGTGTTCTCTGAGGTAATCTATCAGGTTCAAATCTCTACTCTATTGGATATGGGGTATCTTTCGAAGCTGAACTATTATCCGATGAATCCTTTGGGATGGAACGAACTTAACCTGAAGGTGAACACTACCGGAGCCGACTACACGGACAAGTCTGTAGTAAAAGAGTATGAGCGTATCGACTTCTACGGGTTTCTGGTAAGCATCGTCCAAAGGCTCATGAATCCCAAGAGCGGTGTAAAACGAAAAGGTATATTGGTTTTCACCCGTTTCTTGAAAGAAGCAGAACGTCTCACCTGGTCCATTCCCGGAACAGCCATCGTTTCAGGAGAAACACCGAAAAAAGAACGCGAACATATCCTTGAAGCGTTCAAGGCCGGAGAGATACCCGTTGTGGCCAACGTAGGTGTACTTACTACCGGATTTGACTATCCTGAACTGGATACGATTGTCATGGCCCGTCCGACAATGTCACTGGCTCTTTGGTATCAGATAGTCGGTCGTGCCATCCGTCCGCATCCTAATAAGGAGGCTGGCTGGATCGTTGACCTTTGCGGGAATCTGAAACGATTTGGCGAAGTCAAGGATTTACGCCTGGTGGATAGCGGAAACGGTAAATGGGCCGTGTACTCCAATAGCAGACAGTTGACTAACGTAAGATTCTAAGATTATGGAAGGATATATCAAACTAAGCCGCAAGTTCTTCTCGAATGATATGTGGAATGAAGCCCGGACTTTTAGCAGTTGCGAAGCGTGGCTTGACTTGATTCAGTCAGCACGATTTGAGGCAACGCCCCGTATGGAGAGTATCGGAGGTCGAGAAGTCTCTTATACAAGAGGACAATATCCTGCATCCATAAGATTCTTATCAAAGCGTTGGAAATGGTCTGAGAGGAAAGTACGGACGTTTCTTGCCTTTCTGAGAAGAGAGAACATGATAACTCTTTCCAAGGAACAAGGAATGAATGTAATAACCTTGGTAAAGTACAATGAGTATAATGGCTCAGAGTCTGACACAGCATGTGACACAAGCAATGACACAATGAGTGGCACAAATATCATTCAGGAAATCAATAATTTACGGATGCAAGTGACACAGCTAATGACACAAGTGGCGACACAGCAGGTGACACACCCTGCAAAAGAGCCAGAAAAGCGACACACGGGTGACACAAAGCAAATAAAGGAGAAGAATATTATTAAAGAAACTACTACTAACGTAGTAGCAAAGAAAGACGCGGCTAAAGCCGCTACTCTCTCCCGGAAAGAATCCTTCTACCAGTCGTTAGTCCCTTATGTCGGCCAGTACCCGAAAGAAATGATTCGGGCTTTCTTCGATTACTGGAGCGAACTTAACAAGTCAGAAACCAAGATGCGCTATGAACTGGAAAAGACCTGGGAGCTTCCAAGACGGCTGGCGACCTGGGCCAGTCGTGAGAAAGTGCCTTCGAAAACAGATGTGGGCATAGTTCTGAAGGATAATTCACCGGAAAAATACAAGAAAGGCTGGTAAACATGGAACAGATAAATTTTCAACAGACAATAGAACGGCTTAAAGATACGGGCTTCTCCCCTATTCCTAACGTCGTACAGGTAACCGTTCCGGATGCCAAAAGAGTTCTCTGGGCCGGTATCAGGTACTTCACTGGAGAAAATGCCAGATGGCTTCCTGAGTACGAAGAAGTGGCAGGCTGGCTGGCCGGCAATGAAGGTCGCGGGCTTCTGTGTTTCGGCAACTGCGGACGCGGAAAGACCCTTATCTGCGGAAAGATTCTTCCTTTGCTTCTTAACCATTACTGCCGCAAGGTGGTAAGCTGTTACGATGCACAGCAGATGAACGCTGATTTGGACGCTGTGAAGCAAAAACACATCATCTACGTTGACGATATAGGGACAGAGAATCTTAGCGTCAAATACGGCGAAAAAAGGCTTGCATTCGCTGAGCTGGCAGACGAAGCCGAGAAGAAAGGAAAGCTTCTCATCCTGACTACCAACCTCACGATAGACGAGCTGAGAGAGAAATATGGGGAAAGAACTATTGACCGGCTGAGGGCGATAACAAAAACCGTCCTCTTCAGCGGTGAAAGCCTGAGAAAATGATATGAAAATCACAATCAACTGGGTAACTCGTGACTGGAACCTGATCAGGAGGTTACGTGAAAAATACCGTCTTCCACAATACATGAACGTGAACGGACTCACAGAAGCAGAGGTTGACGAAGAGACATTAAGCAATCTCCGCAAGGGTGAGCCAAAGTATTTAATCATCAGAAAAGTAGAGAAATGACAAGACAAGAATCAGAAAGAAAGCTCAATGAACTGAGAAAGAAGTATATCGCTTTGATTTCATCCATGAACTTTGCCAAAGCACAGAAAATCAAGAACAAGATTGACTCCCTTGAAAGAGAGGTGGAACCGCATTCCTTGGGAGAACTTCTTCAGGACTATACCCCGGAGTTCAAGGTAGAAATGCTTCGCAAGATGCACAAGCTGTTCATCTATTCAGACTTACTTGAGGGTGCGGCACTGGAGTTCCAGTCTGAACTTGAATCAAACGGAATAGATGCTCAGGTAGTTTTTCAGGTGAAACGCGTACTGAAAGAACTGAGAAGCATAGTACGAATACCCGATGAAGAGAAAAACGCTTCATTGTCTGACAACTTTGCCGGGATGTGTGATGAAGCCGGACTTGTAGTGAGTAACATAATCAACAAATATCTTGCAAAATGATAACGGAGAATGACCCAATACTTCCACGTAAAGTGGATTTGGAGAAGAACCCTTCTGGAACTGAACTGAAAATCGCCCAGCATCGGGAACTGGAGAAACATGGAAGGTACGTAGCTATCCCAGGCGACAAGACACGGACGAGAATTTTCGTCCGCAACGGTGAGGATGCGGAGAAGAAGATAGCTGCTTACTTGGAGAGAATCAACAACCGACCTCAAAGATGGAACTAAAATAATACTATTATGTCAAGTTCAAATTTTGAAACAACAATCCAGGCGTATTTGGAGAATCGTGCAAAGACTGATTCTCTCTTTGCCGAAACCTACAGGAAAGCGAACAAGAGTATCGAGGAATGTATCAAGTATATCTACTCGAAAGCCAGAAAGCTGGCAAAAGGAGGAAACGCAGTCGGTGTAGATGAAGCAACCGTATACGGATGGGCAGTCCATTACTACGATGAGGATGACATTAAAGTGGACAAGGTGCAGGAACGTGTGGAAGTCGTGGCTCCGGCTTCTGAACCTGCAAAAGCAGAGCAACCAAAACCACAATTAAGGCCGCAATCGAAACGCAAGAGGGGTGATGATAACAGTCTGCAACTTTCATTATTCGGAGAACTATGAGACCAAGGACAAAACGTGAAAGGCTGGTGGCTGAATTGAGCAGTAAGCTGCCAGAAATAACAGAAGCACAGATAAGATGGGGAAAGAAGCATTGTTTTCCGCATAATGCTTACCGCTGTAAGGATGAAATGTGGTGCAGTGAATGTGGAAAGATGTGGGTTGATGTAACTGGCCAGAAGGAAGGGTACATCAAGTGTCCTTACTGCGGTGAAAGATTGGAAATGAAGGTAAGCCGTAAGACCAAGGATAATGCAGTAAGCTATCTGACAGTCGTTACTACATCGGGAGATTTTCAGGTGCTCCGTCACTTCTACACAGCCAGGTATGCAAGGAAAGAACGTGACACACATTATTTCATCGATGAGGTATGCCAACAGTGGATAACTTCTGACAACAAAGAGATTGTTATTGCCAAAGCTATGAATATGGGGTGTAGAGGTTGGATTCATACTACAGACATGAGTCTCAAGCAGAGCGGAAATATATACTATCCACATTCATATGACATAGACGGTTATGTGTATCCGAAAGTAAAGGTGCTTCCGATTCTTCGCAGAAATGGCCTTCGCACTTCGTTTCATGGTGTTACTCCGGCAGTGTTGATACGTGCCTTGTTAGGTGAAAATAGATATGCTGAAATGCTTATCAAGACGCGTCAGTATGGTATGCTGGAGTTCTACATGCGCCGGGGTGGACTTTCTCATCCGTGGGCAGTGAATATCTGCAACCGTAACGGATACATCATCAAGGATGGTTCCATGTATGATGATTATCTTCGTTTGCTTGACTATTTCCACCTTGATACACATAACGCTCACTATGTATGCCCTAAGAACCTGAAGAAAGAGCATGACAAGCTGGTTGAGAAGAAGAGAAAGATAGAAGCGAAGATTCGGGCTGAACAGAAACGAAAGGAAAGGATTGAACGAATGTTCAGAATGAAACAGGATATTCTGTCATTCATCAAAAGAATCCAGCCGTTTCTGGGAATGGAAATCAAGGATAAGGGTATCGTAATCCGTCCGTTGGAAAGTGTTACCCAGTTCTACCTGGAAGGAAAGGCAATGCACCATTGTGTATATCAAAATGAATATTACAGGCGTAAAGATTGCCTTATTCTCACAGCACAGAAGAATGGGAAACGATTAGAAACAATAGAAGTAAACTTGAAAACTTTCAAGATAATCCAAAGCCGTGCAGCTTGCAATAAAACGAGTGATTACCATGATAAGATTATCGAACTGGTAAACCGTAACATGGGACTGATAAGGAGGTCTGCATCATGAAGGTTTGTATCGAGTGTGGCCGGAACCTTCCGGAAAAAAAGTTCCGTGCCTATGAAACGAAATCCGGCACCCATTACACCAGCAGGTGCCGGTTATGTGAGAGCAGACACACGTCTGAAAGAAGAAAGCAGGACAGGCTTCATGGACGGCTGGCCAGATACACCAACGAGCAGCTGGTGGCCGAACTACGGATACGTGGAGCCTACATAATGTATGGGAAAGACTTTGATTGTGTAACAACGATTTGATATGAGTGAACTGAAAGTGTATTATGGGTGGGCAAAGCTGGGTAAGATTCGCAAGAAGCGTGCAATATCTGTCATGTTCGAGAATGAATGGAATGGTTGCAGGAGTGAACGCGGACAAAGAATACTGAGAGCAGCCCAGGAAACAGTAATAGAGCGATACCAGGATGCGGAAGAAGAGAAAGCTGCAAAGGATTGTAGCCGGATATTTACTGAATACAGCTTGTTCTTTGACGAAAAGCCAATAAACGGAAGCCTTAACAAGATACTCCAAATGAACAGTGAGGCTGATAAGAAACATGTATCTAAAGAAATGCGTGATAAGATTGCTGAAGCCTTACGGAAAGCTTTTATGCAGACGAATCGCAAATATAGAGAACCAGGTTGGCAACAACTTAAATTGAACTTTGAATGACATGGGAAAGCAAGAAAGTATGGATGACTGGTTCCAGATGGCTAAGGATTATGCCAAAGCAGAAATGGAGCTGAAAATCGAGAATTGGGTGCAAATCAGCATCTGCTACGGTTACGGTCATCAATCTGTCACCCTATACACCTACGACCTTCCGCGTGAAGTGTACGAAAGAAGGATGTGGGTAATCAGATGGAGGGTGGCCAGACTGCAATGCCAGTATCCGAGGAATGATGTGTACACTTCTTTTTACTACTACGACAAGCGTTCAGGAGAGTCGCTTGAAGTGAGTTCTTGCCTGTCTAAACTGATTTCTGCAAAAGCCAAGATAACAAAAGCAGAACGCAAGATGAATGAGTACATCGAGCACAACCGTCAGAACAACATGTTCTTTGACGAGAATACGGACGAGGAACTGGTTAAGTTCCGCGAGAAGCTGGAGCGCAAGAAAATCGAGTGTGCTGAGTGTGAGAAACGGTTGGAATTATTAGTTGAAAGAAGGAGAAATAATCAATGAAAACGAAATTGTATTACCTGTTCCTGGCAGTCATGTGGTGGCTGCTGGGATAGGTGGAAAGGAGGATGATTTATGACAAATGATGATATAAAGAGAGCAGCGTACAAATATGCAGGTGATGTAAATCGTAATCGCAAATCTGGTATTGAGCCATATTCTGTAGTGGATTTCATTGAAGGGGCAAATTGGAGAGTAAACGCTTCATGGCACGATGCAAAAGAGACACCGCAGGAACGTAGGTTCTGCCTATATATCCTTAAAGACGGTTCCTATGGGTGCGGATACTACCACAAGAGAGATAACACCATTTGGTATGAACAGTTTGAAAATGTCGAGAAATGGGCATACTTCGATGATTTAATACCTTTTTTGGAGGACTGAATATGAAAGCAAAACTAAAAGTATCATGGGATTTTAATAGAACTGAAATAGAAGAAGGAACAGAGGTAACCATCATCAAAGGCATGGAAGCAGATGCAGATGGTGTACTTAATGCACCATACGGTATGTGTTATCTTTGTGAATTAGACGGTGTTATGTCTTATGTTCCTGCTATATATCTTATCATTACTGACTGGGATAATACTGATTGGGAACAGCGTAGATATGAAATAGCAAAGGAATGTTTAGCTGTACTTATGAATAGTGAAATAACTTTAGAAGATGCTACAAAATTAAGTGTTGAACAAGCTGATGCTTTGATTTCTGAATTAAAGAAAACGAAAAAGCAATGAAAGCAATATCCATCAAACAACCGTGGGCGAGCTTAATCGCTCACGGAATCAAAGACATCGAGAACCGGACTTGGAAGTGTCCTCAGAAATACATCGGCCAAAGAGTGCTGATTCATGCAAGTAACAGTAAGGGAGTAGGTTGGATAATGAACAGTGAGCAAAGAGTACAAATTCTAGTTCATCCTTCAGAATTAGCAGGTGTAGACTGCAACAAGTTACCTCGTGGTGCCATCATCGGAAGCGTGGTTATAGCCGACTGCGTACAGAACCATCCTTCAGTCTGGGCTGAGAAAGGCTGCTGGAACTGGGTGCTGAAAGATGCGGTACTGTTTGATAAGCCGATTATGAATGTGAAAGGAAAACTTAGTTTTTGGGAGTATAATATAGAAGAAACAAAATGAACCTAAACGAATTAAGAGATAAAGCCTACCAGTGCGCAGTGAAGCACGGATGGCACGAAGAAGAATACAGCAGCGAACATTTCCTTTGCCTGGTCATATCCGAATTAATGGAAGCTGTGGAAGCTGACCGGAAAGGGAAACATGCCAACCGGGTCAATTTTGAATATTACATGAAACAGAGGAAACGTGATGATGAGGAATTTATGTACGCTTTCAAACACGGAATCAAAGACAGCGTGGAGGATGAACTTGCCGATGCTTGTATCCGTGTGTTGGATTTGGCCGGATTGAGAGGATATGATTTGGATAGTCTCGACTACGAAGGAAGCGATACGGAAGATTACTCTGATATGACCTTCACGGAGTCCATGTTTAGAATCTGTGTCTATGTCACCGACAACTTCTACAGGGATGAACCATTTATCCTCCTGAATGAGATATTCGCTTTCTGCCGGGACAGAAATATCGACATCTTCTGGCACATCAAGCAGAAAATGAAATACAATGAACTTCGTCCGTACAAGCACGGAGATAAAAGCTACTGACCATGAAACACGCATTCTACGCCTTAATCATCATACAAGCCCTGTACGAGCTTGTGAAGCTGTTCAGATGTAAATCCCTATATCAACATGCAAAAGTCTTTCAGGACCTAGATAAGACAGCAAAAAGATGGTATCTGATGGCGCATCCGTGGCTTTATGTTGCATTATTCATGGATACTATCGGACTTTTATTGCTGGGGATGGGATTGTTTTCAAGCCAGTGGATATGTTTCCTTGTTGTCCTAGTCATGAGTTTCAGTCAGATCCAAAAGTTGGGAACATGGGCGGTGTTCCTGGACAGTCTGGTTACGGTTATTGTGTACGCTTTCGCCATCCTGAACGCATATCACTTGGCATAAAAATAGGGAGCCAGCCCACACGATTAGAAGCCAACTCCCCCACACAATTATGATGCAAATATAAGAATTTCCAACTAAATAAATCGTGCTATGACAAAAGAATTTTCATCAATCGTGGAGTTGAAATCAATACGTGAACAGAAATCAAGATTATCTGAACGCGAGCAGGAGTTATCCTCCCCTATCCTGACTGATTTTACTCTCATCCCGGAGATTTATGAGTGGTTCAGAGAGATACTTTCCGGAATGGATTGTCCGCTCAATCCGGAAAGTGTTACCCAGCGAAAGAAGTTCCTCTTCATCGTGTTGTTCCTCTTCGCCCCCAGCGTGCTTGCCGGCGGACGGCTACCGAACGGTATCCGAGCAGAGATTTCCGGTGTGTTCCCGGATGTTTCCCCGTGTGTAATATCGAACAATATCGCCGATGTTTCCTTTATCTACCAACAGTATAAGGATTTCCGGCAGGATATAGAGTATCTTTACAACCAGATTGTAGAAAGGTTGAAAAACAAAGGACTAATCAAGTAAAAAGCCAGAGGCGTTATGCTTCCGGCTTTAATTTATTAATATTCAGTTCAAATTTCGTTTTGCTCAAAGTTGCTTCATATATTTCACATGACGGAATTTTACTTTTTACAATAGCAATAATTTCTTTTTTATCTTTAATAGGAAACTTGCACCCTAATGTAATATCAACAATCGCTTCTAATGGGATTTTGAATGTAGAATTAGCTGCATTTATTTTTATCATTCGATATTCATCTTCATACACCCAATCTTTGGACTTTGTAAATAAAAGATTATTTATAAATTCGATTGTATCATCATTCAAATGCTTAATTGGAAGTTCTTTTTGGTATATGACTTTCCCTAAAGTTCCTTGTACTATATCAAATACTTTTTCTACATCAAAGCCAATACATATACCAGTATGAGAATAGGCATAATGTGACCACATATATGAGAATAGGCATAATGTGACCACATATATGAGAATAGGCATAATGTGACCACATAAGGAAATTATTTCTTTTTGTAGTAAGACTGAATATTCCAAATAACCTTTCAACCTCTTCCCTTGTCTCTCTATTTTGCTCTTCGATGTGTTTCTCATCAAAAAGACGCCCTTTCTTTTGTTCTTCACACACATATTTGTAAATATCCTCTTCTTCCCAATCTGGGTGGCTGCGTTTTGCTAATTTATACATCCAAATAAAAATATTCTCGGCAGTAAGTTCTTCCCAATCAAAAACATAAGGAATACTTCCTTCAAATGGGTCATTAAGTTTCCCAATCGAGGGAAAATACAACTCGCCATCTGTTAATATTTTCTTCGTATAATCATTCCATGGTTTATATTTGTACAATATATCTGGCATTTTATCTTCCATATCATTCTCCTTTTTCAATTTTAATTTTTCTACCACAATGCGGACAAACAATCGTATTTGATTCATCCTGTTTTTCTTCAAACAAATCAATCACTTCTACTCCTAAAGCATTTGCTATCTCTCCTAATTTCCCAATAGTCGGATTTCCAGAAACAGCAGCATAAAGAGCCTGGTAGGTTACTCCCATCCTCTTAGCAAGGTCTTGCATTGTTATACCTTGCTGTTTGCAGATTTCTTGTACTCTTAACATATTACTCAAATTATAATTTGATGCAAAGATAGGAATACTTTTCAAATTATACATAGATAAACAGGAAATATATATCAAAAAATAATTTGAAAATATTCTCAGTTTTTCTTGCGTAATTCAAAATAAAGTTTGATATTTGCATCGAGATAATCAAGATATAATTTGAATAACAATTAAAGATACACGATTATGAAGACAACAAGTAGTGATTACATCAAAGAGATTAAGGCTGAAATCAAGTCTATCAACGAAGCTATGAAGCGTGTTGAAGAAGCTGAGAAGGTGCAATACGAAGCAAGAAATTGTAGAGATTACGACAAGGCACAGAATGAGGCTAAAGATGCTAACATAGACCTTATGAGTGCTGTAGAAGAAATCGTAAGACTTGCATCAGCGATGGGGTGCGCAAGTGGGCTGTATGATATTCACAAGTACCACAAAGTTGTAGAACTTGATTTCAGAGATTCACATAAGTAAATAACAGCAGGGCGAAAGCCCTGCAAATACACACGATTATGACAACATACGAGAAATCAAACAGCATTACAGAAGTGAAATTAAGCCGATTTTCAAAGAAAGAATATCAATCCTTATTGAATGCTTCTGAATCCACGAAAGAACGTCAGAAAGCTGCGCAAATGCTCTGTGACTACCTTTGTTCAAAGTTCAATATGCCAAAATCTACTATTAAGGTAGTGAATCGTAGCCAACCGCATAGAACCGGATATTCTGGTAGACTGCAAAGTAAGACGTTAGGTACATACACAGTCCAGACACAGGTTATCACGTTATATAATCTTACTGCAATAAAGAAGCATGTTGTGTCTATCAAAGTGATGGCAGCTACACTTCTTCACGAGTTCATTCATCATTATGACATGACATTTCTGAAATTAAGTGATTCGCCTCATACGTCAGGTTTCTATAAGAGAATAGCAGATTTAGAGAATAAACTAAACCGGTAGCCTTCGGGCTACCATAATTTAAGATGGTTATGAAAAAAGAAAAGTTGACAGTCAAAGCATCTGATGTAAGAAGCATCAAGATGAGCGTGAACCCACCCAAGGCGGTTGTGGATACAGGTTACAGAGTGATTCATGACGGTGAAATAAAATGCTGGGTAGGTATAGGTTGGGTTACAGAAGGCAGAGCGTCAAGAAGTGACTATTATAAGATACCAGAAGTTATAAACGGATAAGTTGAAACGGATATGGAAAACGAAGAAAGAAATTATCTTAAAAGTCTTTTACCTGAAGATGCAAAGACGATAAAAGAGGCAGCGAATCTTGTTGGTGTTTCTGTTCATGTCGCATATCGTGCCAAGATAAAACATTATAAAATTGGGGGTAAAGTTTATGTTAGAGTTAGTGAGTTATCTGATTATAAAAGAATTACTAAAAGTTGTATGAAGGACTCTATTCCAATTCTAGTAAAAGACTTAGCCGGTAATGTTAAGCGTTTTAAGTCAATGAGTGAAGCTGCAAGGTATTTTAATACTAGCATAGTTCGAATAAAATACGTTTCTGAGCATGATGGGCATTTTAACGTGAATATAATGGCTGATGACGGTATGTTTGTTGGGGTTGTAAATGGATTATTGAATGAAAAAAATATACATAGAATTATAAGTAAACCAATAGCAGTAAAAAAGAAAATGCTAAAAAAGAAAGAAATCCTGCAAGAAATAATAGAATGGCTGCATAACGATACATGTTACCTTTCTACAAGAACAGACTATGCCAGAGGCTATAAAGATGGCATAGAACAGGCAAAAATGATAGTTGAAAGCATCATCAATGAGTACAACCCGGATTTATTAGCAAACAATTAGCATATTGTTTCGTATGTGTTGAATTGTTGTTTAAAATTGTCTTCATAATTAGGTATCTTTGTGATAAAGGTACTATCGCGGAATGGAGCAGTTGGTAGCTTACCACTTTGACTTGGTGGGGGTCACAGGTTCGAGTCCTGTTTCCGCAACAATATTTTTTAATTTGACACGATTATGGAAATACTTACGCTTATCATCAAACAGAAGTTCTTTGACGAAATCTTGTCAGGCAAGAAAACACAAGAATTCAGAGAAATCAGGCCTACAACACAGAAGAAATACTGCCAGCTTGATGCTGACGGATATTGTGTCGAGAAAGACGGTGTTTTACAGCCCAGACACTATGATGCCATTCAGTTCTTCGTAGGCTACAATAAAGACAGGTCCAGCGCACTGGTAGAAGTCAAAGACGCAAAGATAGAATTGTTTGAAGATGAGAATCACAATTTGATTGAATACACCTATCAAGGTGAAATTTATTTGGCAGCTCAGGTCGTTTACGATCTTGGCAAAGTGATCGAAAAACATGTTTAACCTTTTAAAATTGTTGTTGAGTCAGAACAAACAGAAGTACATTTTCAACTGGTGGCTACCGTGGTGGTCGTAGAGGCTTGACCACAGAGAATGGTGGTCTTTCTCAGGGTGGTAGATTCATTACTCGCAGACAGCAGTATTATAACGTCCGTACAGGACTTGGTATGAGTGGCGGATAATGACAATACAAGAAAGAACATATAATAGCATTGACCTCGTCAGACAAAAGACTGACGGGGCTTTGCTGTTTTTGTCCTTGGGTAAGGATTCTTTGGTTCTACTGGATATGATCTATCCGAAGTTTGATAGAATAGTCTGCGTGTTCATGTACTTCGTTAAAGGTTTAGAGCACATCGAAAGACGGATTGGATGGGTAAAAGCCAAATATCCGAAGATAGAGTTTGTTCAGGTACCCCACTGGAACCTTACCTACATTCTTCGTGGCGGCCTGTATTGTGTGCCAAACCACAAAGTGAAGCTTTTGAAGTTGGCCGATGTGGTGAAGGCCATGCAGCTCAGATATGGACTTTACTACACTTTCCTGGGCATGAAGAAGGCCGACGGCATGAACCGCCGCCTGATGCTGAAAGGCTATGAATCAAACGGGTATGAGAACAACGGAATGTGCTATCCTCTGGCCGATTGGACACAGAAAGACATTCTATCTTACATGAAACAGAACAGCCTTCCGGGGCCTGTCAGATATTCACTGAAGGCCAGTTCGGGCGTAGGCTTTAATTTGGATTGTATGCTATGGCTGGAGAAGAACTACCCGCAGGATTTACAGAGAATTTACAAGGTGTTCCCGATGGCAATACGTGTGCTTGAAGAATTTCGTTATAAAAACAATGGATAATGGAAGAAATTTGGAAAGATATTGAAGGGTATGAGGGACTTTACAAGGTTTCAAATCTTGGTAGAGTAAAATCAATTAATCGTATAATTGAGCATAAAAGACTTGGAACTACTACTGTTCAGGAAAGAATATTGAGTGCAGCAGATAAGGGACTTGGGTATATGGTCGTAGGTCTTTCAAAGGGTGGAAAAAGGAAAACCATGCGTGTACACAGATTGGTAGCAAAGGCTTTTATTCCGAATCCTAAAAACTTTGACTTGATAAACCACAAGGACAAAAACACTTCAAACAACAATGTAAGCAATTTGGAGTGGTGTGATTATCAATATAACAATACGTATGCAGACCATAACGAACTATCATCAAAGTCTTTATCAAAACCTGTTTTACAATATACGATGAATGGTAAATTTGTAGCAAGGTATTACGGAGCAGTAGAAGCAGAAAAAAAGACAGGGATATGTAGGGCTTGTATAAGAGATTGCTGTCGTGGAAAACTCCAAAGCAGTGGTGGTTTTAGATGGAAACTCGAAAGTGACAACAAAGATATGAGTATTCCAGTATTTCGCAAGTTTAGGTCTAAACTAAGTTATGATGATGTCGTTAAAATTAAGCAAATGGCTAAAGATGGCATTAAACAAAAAGAAATTGCAAAAAGTATTGGAACAAGTCTTCATACCGTTAACAACGTTGTAAGAGGGTATTGTTTCAAGGATGTATAACAAAATTAATAGGAGGAACGCTGAGTCAGAAGAAGAATTTCAGACAGGACTATGAGTTATTTAGGAAATCCCTATACAGCTCAAAATATGATGCAAGGCTATGGCTATAATCGTCAGCAGGTTGCTATTTTCAACCGTTCGCAAGCATTAAGAAGTAGAGCTACAACGGATTCGCAATTTAGAAGAATCGGTCGTGCGGCTGAAAATATGCACCGAGCAGCAAGTGGAGGACTTGGTTTAAGTAATGGCTAATATGGAATTAAGCAAATACATAAAGAGTGAATCGGTGGAACTTAACCGTTCTGCCATTCACTTTGCCGGATATAAGCCTATTAATGGGTATAATGGTAAGTATATAATTTCCACAAGTGGAGATATTATAAGACTTCCGTATTCATCTAACAGTAAATATACCCAATGGAGAAACAATAAAATGTTTCACGTAAAGAGTCGAACAGACAGGAATGGATATGTAACTGTTAGATTGAATATAAACGGTGTAGAAAAATTTAAACAAGTACATAGACTTGTTGCTGAGGCATTTCTACCTAAAATAGATGGGAAAGATTTTGTAAATCACAAAGACGGGGATAAATCTAATAATGATATTTCTAACTTGGAATGGTGTACAAAATCAGAAAACACTTACCATGCTTATAAAACCGGATTAAAAAAGGCTCGAAAAGGAGAAAATGTATATAACTCTTCTTTGACAAATGAACAGGCTAAAGAAATACGAGAAAGGGCATTACATGGCGAAAGTTGTAAGTCTTTATCCGAAGAGTTTAAAGTTCCTGTTTATACAATAAGTAAAATTAAAACAGAAGTAGCTTATAAAAACATTTAGTATGGAGAATAGATATTTTACAAGTGAGTCTATTGAATTGATGCGTTCGCAAATACACCCATCGCCATATAACCCCCGGAAACTTTCCGATGAATCCCGTAAGACGTTGAAAAGAGGAATCAAGAAGTTCGGTTTGGTCGGTGGTATCGTAGTTAACAAGCGGACCGGACTAACCGTTGTTTCTGGACATCAACGTTTAACTGTTATGGATGAGCTTCAAAAGTTTCCAGAAAACGACTACAGAATCCGAGTTGATGTGATAGATGTGGACGAAAAGCAAGAAAAGGAATTGAACATCCTGATGAACAATCCTAACGCGCAAGGTTCATGGGATTATGATGCTTTGGCCCGGTTGGTTCCGGATATAGATTACCAGGATGCCGGATTAACGGCCGCTGATTTGAATATGATTGGCTGTGATTTCCTTCTCCAGACAGAAGAAGAAAGCTCTATTGCCGATGCCCTAGAGGATATGATGGCACCTCTCACAGAGCAGAAAGAAGCTGAGAAAGCCGCAAAGCAGATGGAAAGAGCTGAAAAGGTAGCTCACATGAAAGAAGTAAAGCAGCAGGTGAAGAATGCAGCCCAGAAACAGGCACAGGATATGGATGCTTATCTGATGCTTTCCTTTGACACGTTCGAAGCTAAGGCAGCTTTCTGTGAAAGGTTCGGTTACGACCCCTACTCCAAGTTTATCAAGGGTGAGGTATTCGATGAACAGATAGAAAGAATTGAATGACAACATGAAATTTTAGGAGGAAAGCCGAGTTAGAAGAAAAACATATAGTCAGTTGTATCAACAGTCAAGACGAATAATGTACAACGCCGGAAGGCAATACGGGCTTGGTACAGACAGACAAAGAAGTATAAGAGACAGAACGAAGTCTATAATGGAAAGATATGCGGCCAGGATAGATAGCTATTTCTCAAAGAGAGGGATTGATATTTATGGTGATAAGCCTGTTTCTCGCCGCATTTATATGGGTAACAATAACGGATGATTGATTATGAAAAGTGAATCTCAAAAAAGCAAACATACAGGACGAAAGCCCAAATTCGATTACAAGAGTGAGGAATTCCTCTCTCAGGTGGAGACGTATGCCAAAAAGGGATTCACGGACAGAGAAATCGCTTTTGCGTTAGGTCTGGCTCCCCAAACGTTCTGTGAGAAGAAGAATGAGCACTCTGAATTATGCGAAGTATTAGCGCGCGGGCGTGCGACCATCACTGCAGCTGTACGTGCCAAGTTCCTTGCTGTAGCTTTGGGCGGTATCAAGACCAAGAGTACTGTAGTAAGGAAGCTGAAAGACCAGGACGGAAACCTGACCGGCGAAGAAGAGCTTCAGGTAAGTGAAAGCGAGCTGGCTCCCAACCTTCAGGCAATGTCTGTCTGGCTGTATCATCACGACGATGAATGGAGGAATGTTGAACGCCGTCAGGACGAAGATGCAGATATTCCAAAGGATATTGACCACGGAATTTCTATTGACTCATGGATTAAAGACAAACTGAAATGATTGTACCCCAAGCAATATATCATCCGTTATATACCGATAGCGAGAAGTTTATCATCCTTATCACCGGTGGCCGTGGCTCGGGGAAGTCTTTCAACGCTTCTACCTTCATTGAGCGTCTGACATTCGAAATGACTCCCACAGAGAAGATAGTCCACCAGATTCTATACACCCGTTATACGATGGTATCTGCCGGGATGTCTATCATTCCAGAGATGATGGAAAAGATAGATTTGGATGGAACCACGAAGTATTTCAAGACCACCAAAACCGATATAGTAAACCGGATGACCGGCAGCCGTATCATGTTCCGTGGTATCAAGACTTCTTCCGGGAATCAGACTGCTAAACTAAAATCAATTCAGGGTATCACCACCTTTGTCTGCGATGAAGCGGAGGAATGGACCAGTGAGGAAGAGTTTGACAAGATTATGCTCTCCATCCGTAAGAAGGGAATCCAGAACCGGATAATCATTATCATGAATCCCTGTGACTCGAACCACTTCATCTACAAGAAATACATCGAGAATACCCACCGGCTGGTGGAGATTGACGGTGTCCAGGTACAGAATTCCACCCATCCGAATGTACTTCATATCCATACGACTTACTTCGACAATATAGAGAACCTTTCTCCTGAGTTCCTGAGAGAAGTCAAGGAAATGAAAGAGAAGAATCCGGAGAAGTACGCTCATGTGGTTATCGGACGTTGGGCGGACGTGGCCGAAGGTGCCGTGTTCAAGAAATGGGGTATCGTGGATGAGTTCCCCATGTGGTGCAAGAAGGTCGGAATCGGGCTGGATTTTGGTTATACCAATGATCCTACAGCAGCTATCAGATGTGGAATCATAGACAATGCACTGTATTTGGATGAGCTGGATTATAGAACTGGATTATTATCTGGGGATATTATAAAGACTCTCCGTCCCTGGAATCTGAAGGTAATTGCCGACAGTGCTGACCCACGGCTCATTCAGGAGATTCATAACGGAGGGATTAAAATATACGCGGTAGAGAAAGGGCAAGGTTCTGTCAATGCCGGTATTGACAAGATGCAGGGAATGGAAATATTCATCACCAAGCGTTCTTATAACCTGCAAAGGGAGTTCAGAAATTATGTCTGGGCAAAGGATAAGGACGGAAACTACATCAACGAGCCGGAAGACCACGATAACCACGGTATTGACGCTGCACGCTACTATGTGTTGGGAGAACTTCTCGGTAGAATTATGAAGCCCAAAGACGTTTCAGGAATATTTGGACATTAAACTTTGAGATATGACTATAGAAGAAATTTTAGCTATGCCGGAAGTAGAGAGAAAAATCTACTATCTGAAGAAAGGACGAAAGACTGAGCAACCAAACGCTCACGCTCTTTACAACGACTGGAATCCGAACAAGCACGAGATAGTGATAGATGAAGAGAAATACCCGAAAATCAAAATCACGACCCAGCCTGAGAAACGGATTACAGACCCGAAAACCGGGAAAGAATATATTGAGCCGGCAGTAAGGAAAGAAGTTGATCCGAACAGGATTGCTCTTCCTCTCGAGCAGGACATTGTGAACATTCAGACTGCCTTCACCGTTGGAACAGAACCGGTCCTTGATTGCCAGCCGGACCAGTCGGAAGAAAGCCTTCTTTCCACATTGAAGCAGGTGTTCAAGAAAAACAAGCTGAAATACCAGAACAAGAAAGTAGTCCGGGCATGGCTGGCCGAGCAGGAAGTGGCCGAATACTGGTATGTGGTGAAGGATGACGGCTTCTGGGCAAAGCTCAAACGAAAGATTTCAGGAATTTTCGGTAAATCTAAGCCTGAATACCGTCTGAAGAGTGCCATCTGGTCTCCGTTCCGTGGCGACAAACTCTACCCTTTCTTCAATGACCAGGGGGATTTGGTAGCCCTATCCCGTGAGTACAAGAAGAAAGACCTGAACGATGTAGAGATTAAATGTTTCATGACCATTACCAAGGATATGGTTTACCAATGGGAACTGACAAGCAACTGGACTGACAAAGGCTCATTTGCTCATGGATTCAAGAAGATGCCGGTGATTTACATGTACCGTCCGGAAGCGTATTGTGAGAAGATTAAGAGTCTTCGCGTAAGACTGGAGAAACTTCTTTCAAACTATGCAGACTGTATCGACTACCACTTCTTCCCTATCCTCATGCTTTTTGGTAACGTGGAGAATTTCTCAGGTGAGTTCAAGAACCGGGTGGTCGAGCTGACCGGTCAGGGAGCAAATGCCCAGTATCTTACCTGGTCACAGGTACCAGATACTGTCAAGTTCGAGGTGGAGACGCTGTTAAGTCAGATATACGGACTGACCAATACGCCCAGAATTTCTTTTGACTCCCTGAAAGGTACAGGAAACGCCGTTTCCGGTGTGACTTTCGATTATGTGTTTATGTCCACCCACCTTAACGTAGAAAATCTGAACGAGATCGTCGGCGAGTTCATGCAACGACGTGTAAATTTCCTTGTCTCCGCGTTGGGTTCCGTGAATTCCACCCTTGAAGAAGCCTCCGAAACCATCGATGTGGATGTGCAGATGCAGCCGTATAAGCTGGAGGACATCAAAGACAAGATAGACACAGCTATCAAGGCCAAGGACGGTGAAATCTGGTCTCAACAGCGGGCCATTACCTTTGTGGGGAACGTGGATGCAGTTCTGGATGAGATTGAAGCCATCAAAGAAGAGCAGTCTGAGAAACAGAAGAACGACATCGAGAAGCAGAAACAGCTTTCCTCTCTTAAAAGTTCCAGCAGCAAATCTGAAGAATAGAACAACCCAGTCAGAATATTTACGGGGATAATACAAAACAGAATGATATAAATCTAAAATATTGACTATTTGAGTAGCGGTATCTTTCGAGGTATCGCTATTTTCTTTATCATAGTAAAAACATGAATACTTCTTTGTAATTATTCGTTATTTTACTATATTTGCATCGTAATTAAGTCTTAAACGCTATGAGCTACAAATCAGTTAAAGACGTTGTAACGCTGCTTACTGAAAATGGCTTTTGGTTCGTGAGGCAGAAAGGCAGTCACATGGTTTACACTGATGGTAGCCATGTAGTGATTGTCCCCGACCACGGCAAGAAAGGCGTTGAGAAAGGCACTTATTACAACATTCTGAGGCAAGCGGGGCTAAAATAGCCCCCGCCTCTTTTATTTAACGATAAAAAGGAGGTCAGTATGAAAACCGTAGAAGTGATTGTAGAACATGCTGGAAATAATCTTAGTGCCTATATTGAAGGTGCTCCGGTGATTACTGTCGGTAACGACGTAAAGGAAATCGAGAAGAACATGAAGGAAGCTGTTGAACTTTACCTGGAATCATGCAAGGAGATGAACATCGCTCCGGTGGAAGTTTTGCAGGGAGAGTTCACCTTGAAGTTCAAGATAGATGCTGCCACTTTCATCAACTATTACAGCAGTATCTTTACTAAAGCTGCTTTGAGCCGGATTACTGGAATCAATGAGCGCCAGTTATGGCATTATGCAGCTGGAGTACATAAACCCCGTAAACAGCAGTTGGAGAAGATTCAGAAAGGTATTAACGCGCTGACAGAGGAACTGGCAGCTATAAATTTGTTATGATTATTAATTAAATATAATGGAGGATAGTACAATGAAAGCAAAAGATGTAAATCCAAGTAATTTTAAGGTTGAGAATGTTGTATTTGAAAATGATGATTTTTCTATAGCGATAGGTATTTGGGAAAATGGGGAAAGAAGAATGGCAATGAGATGGAATGGCTATGGAGATGATCCCGGATACCCAAAATTATTTAAAAATCCAGTCTGGTTCATGGTTGATGACTCTTTAATTTTACCTTTCCTGAATGCTTTGAGGAACGTAAAAGATTCTGACAAAAAAGAAATAGAAGCAGCTATATTGAAATTTTAAAAGTATAATTGAATGATGTTCCAGCGTGATTACCCTAGTAGTCACGCTTTCTTTTTGTCTAAAAACGAACATTCTCTTAATTGTTTCGTATCGTTAGCCTTAAAATTTCCCCTTCCCTTTCTCTATAAGTAAATTTACCGTATGAAATTATTAATCAAACTCATACGGTATGACAATCTTTGAACAAATCTTGGCAGGACTGCAACAGAAATTCGCTGGGGTGGACACTGCTATACTTACCCGAGTTGCCACAAAAAAGGCAGAGGGTATAACGGACGAGACGAAGGTAAACTCCATCGTGGAGGGTATCTCATTTCAAGACGTGTTGACTTCATACGGCGATTTCCGTGCTGGGGATGCTCGAATCACAGCGGTTGCAAACTATGAGAAGAAGCATAACCTTAAAGACGGTAGGCCAATCGAGAATCCGGAAGAAAAGAAAGACGAAAAGAAGGACGAGAAAAAAGACGAGGTACCTGCATGGGCCCAGGCTTTGATTGATTCTAACAAAAGTCTTTCTGAAAAGCTATCTATTTATGAAGCTGAGAAAGCGCAGGCGCAGCGCAATTCTCAGATTTCAGCAGTGGCTAAGAAGTACGGTATTCCCGAATTTATGTTGAAAGACCGCAACATTCCTGAGAATACGGACTTGGATACCTATTTCAAGGACATGAAGCAGGATATGTCTAACAACGGTTTTCAGTTCTCCAAAGCTCCTGAAACTGCCGAACAAAAACAGGAGAAGGAAGCAAGCGAGTTCGCCAAAATGATTGAGGCGGACACAAAATCTATTGTCGAACAACAAAACAAGTAATTTATGTCAGCAGGATTTAAGTACAACATTGAGCCTGAGCCGTCCATCGAGGAACGCTATGACGTTTCCACCGGTGTAAGACGTAGAGGCCCTTACAAGCTGGAGACGACCAACCTTGTCGCTGGTTCGTTTCTTCCATCCTTCACTCCGATTGCCGCTGATTTGGTAAAGAAAACCGCTCAGGTGGCCATCCGTGTAGAAGTCTATGAGAAATTTACCACCGGTTCCAATACCACTTTGAAGATCAAGAAAAACTCTTTGGCTTATGTGGGTATGCATCTAGGTAATGGTTCTCATGGAGCTACCATCAATAGTATTGACAAATCAAACAAAGCTTTCGATAAGTTGACGCTGTCTGCCGACTTTGGCGAAACATTGGAAGCTGGTACTGTACTCTATGAAGCTACAGCGGTAAGCGGCACAACTCCGAAAGTCATTGCTAACTCAGCCTTGTACGGAAGAGTACAAGTAGAAGAAGGCATTGTATTAGTTGCTCTTTTGATGCGAGCATTCGAGATTGAGCCTACCAAATTGGTTATGCCTTTCTCTGACATTGACAAGGCCAACATGCCGCATTTCCAGTTCAACGCTCCTGACGTTACTCAAAGTGGAAAGGCTGTAGTTGCCAAAGCGTCTTCCAGTCAAGATGGCTTGATGAGTAAAGAAGACAAAGCTAAATTGGATGGTATCGCATCCCAAGCCAACAAATTCACTTTGTCTGCAGCAACATCTTCTGCTCTCGGAGGTGTAAAGCAAGGTGTTAAAGTAGATGATGCTACTGGGCAGGAAGATGCACATACAAAATTGAATGCCCTTCTGGCATCTTTGAGAACAGCAGGTGTAATTGCAAGCAAATAAAGAAAGGAGGTAAAACATGATGCTAACTATTCATACTCTGTTTAACGACCCCAATATCGTAAACGCCGTTATCCAGCGCGTCCTTCAGACACGTAAGGATACTATCTATTGGCAGCAGTACCTCGATTTCCGCAGAACGACTACCCGTGTGTTTAAGGACTACATCGGTCAGGTTACTGGCGTGATGGCCGGTTCCATTAACTCACGATACGGCGAGAAGCCTATCCGTGAACGCCGGAATATCGGCTCAGGATATGGTGAAATCGCTTATTTGGGCGATGCTTACCAGATCTCCATTGACCGCCTGTCAGAACTTCAGGACTTGATTGACAAGTTCAATGCAGCTAAACCTGCTGACCAGGTAGCAGCCATGCAGGAAATCGTGAACTTCATCTATGACGATTACCGCCAGGTACTTTTAGCAGCTCACAAGCGTATGGATATTATCGTAGGTTCACTTCTGATGACCGGAGAAGCAACAGTCAAGAACAAGGACGACAATGCCGGAGGTGTCGACCTTCTCAACATTGAATTGCCGTTCAAGTTCATCAAGCCTGATACTGGTGCGAAGACGAACTTCATCACCTACTTGCAGCAGCAGATTAATGCACTGAAAGCGGACTACGGTAATTTCCAGAAGATGATTATGTCACGAGGAACTTTCGTGAAGAATATCATCGGGTCGGCTGAGTTTGGTGACAAGTTCAAGATGCAGCTTACAGGAAATGAGATGTATCTTTCAACTGGTTTGATTACATCTCAACTGGCTTCCCAAGTATTCACTGGCATCGGGCTTCCGGCCATTGAAATCAAGGAAGATTACGTGAAAGACCAGACCGGGAAGAACGTGCAGATTTACGCAGACGACCGTATCACCTTGCTTCCGCAGGATAAGGTCGGTTATATGCGTTTCCACACTCCGTACGAAGCAGTGGACGGCGTACCTGGACGTAACTACACCCAGGCAGACGGTGATATGCTTATTTCCGGTTACAAGGACAAGAACGGTCGTTATTTGGAATACACTGCAGAGTGGATTCCGCAGATTACGAACCCGAACCTGATTGTGAATTTCGATTTGTCAACCATGAACGCATGACAGTAAACGACTACATATCACAGAAGTTTCAGACCTTCGGCATCAACTTGTCGGAGGCTGACCTTTTGGAGATAAGTTTGTCTTCAGAAGTAAGCGGAGAGGATGAGATGGGCCCGTCAAACATCAGACTTGTTTCAGTGGCTATGGCGAAGTTCATCCCCTCTCTATTACTCCGTGCCACTTCCATCAGTGAGAACGGTTTCTCTATGTCATGGGATACAAAAGGCGTAAAGGAATACTATTCTTTCTTGTGCAAGAAGTATGGTCTTGAAGATACGTTAAGCGATAAACCTAAAGTCAGATTCCTATGATATTTGCTCCACATACATTACAGGTTAAGGTCTTTACTCCGATGGAAACAGACGAGTTTGGCCGACCTATCCCCGGAACCGGTGGTGAAAGCTGGCAGGACGTGTGTAAATGCCGTTGTGATGATAACTCGACCAAGGAGTTTACTTCGGAGAACGGTGAGGTGTTCCGACCGAATTATCACGTAGTCTGTGAGAAGAAAATCTCACTGAGTGCTGGTGATGAAGTCAGATGTATGGACGGTGAGAATGTCCGTGAAACTGGCAAAGTTTACATGGTGAAGAATACAAACTATTTTGGTTACTCAGAGATATGGATGTGAAGTTTGATTTTTCGGACGTGGATAGCTTTTTCGAACAAGGTTATGCCGAGGTGAAAGCCGTTGAGGAGAAGGTTGGTAAAGAGGCTGTCGATTACGCTGTAAAGAATGGCAACTATCAGAACCGGACCGGAACACTCCGTAAGTCAAATAAGTATTCAGTTGAGGATGACGGATTGGTGATTAGAAACGATGCTGAATACGCTTCTTTCGTTGAATCCAAAGGTTACGAAGTCTTGACTGGTGCAGCCATATATGCTGAGAAACGATTAAAGGAGGAAGTCAAATGATAGTTACCACCGACATAGCGAACATACTCTATCGTGATTGCCAGCCTTTTGAAATTGACATCGTTCCACACGGTAAGAAGCTGACGGGGCCGATGAAGTCCGAAAGGATTGTCATTCACTCTAAGAAGCAGCAACCGGAGACGTACTGGAAGAAGTCTTTCGTAGAAGTGAACCTTTGCGTTCCTGACTTGAAAGAAGGTGAAGCTAACACAATACGTCTGAACGAGCTGGAGAAACAGGCGCAAGAATTGTTTGACGGAGTGACCGGACGCTATGACGGAACAACCTATCATTATTCCATCGAGTCAATCGGAATTGAGGAAGACACATCCTTAAAGTGTCACTATGTGAATGTAAGAATTTTGTTTGAAGTTTTAAATGTGAAATAATATGGCAGAATCAAAGAAAATCACAGCTGTGAATATCAAGAAACTTTGGTATGGCGAGACAAATGCTATCACAGCAGATTTGACTGGGCAGGCTTTATATACTCTTTTACAAGGTGAAACCTTAAAAGAGGTGAAGAATATCCATCAGGATACATGGACACTTGAAGAAGCGGAAGCAAGCCGCACTAACTACAAGAACCAGCTTACCGGTCAGACTTATCGTAGTGATAAGGAAATGGGCGATGTAACCGTGAACTTCACCATTGGTGAGTACGACTATCCGACCAAGAAAGACCTCATGGGTGGTGATGTAATTAACACTGATAAGGGTTGGAAACGAGCAAGAGGCAAGGTAAACATTGAGAAGTTACTTGTCGCTTTGACTGACGATGACCAGTATTGTGTGATTCCCCGTGCTGACATCGGTGCACGTGAAGCCACAACAGACAAGGCTGTCGGTATTCCTGTAAGTGCGGTGGAACTGGAACCTAAAGACACTGCTATTTCCCCTGAATACTGGTTCGATGCAGAAGAGGTGAAAGAAGCATGAACTGATGTAAAGGTCGTGGTAACGCCTTCTGATGCTACAGTCAAGCTGGACGGGCAAACGGTAAAGACCAAGAGGGTGAAATCTGGGACATCCGTTTCCTATGAGGTATCAAAAGTAGGCTACACCACCCAGTCTGGAAGCATATCTACTTCCATGTCTGATGCTTTCAAGAGCGTAGAGAAACAAATCACTCTTGTTCAAGAAAGCGGAGATTAGTTTTCAGGATTATTTACCGGGTGGGGCTTGTAGCTTCACCCTTTTTCTTTTAGTTATGAATCAAGGTGCAAAAATCATATCGGAAGCCATTACAGGTTTTGACTTCAAAACGGTTATGGTAGGTGGCAGAGCTTATACAGTTTTTCCTCCAACCATTCATAGGTTAGCCGGAGCCATATCTCATTTGTCGGGTGTAGAAGAAGCGGAAAGCCTGAAAGACGTGCTATTCTCGTTGGGTGAAAGCGAAGCATACAGTAAGGCTCTTTCTTGGCTGATAAGGGGTGATGAAAGCCTCAGTGAAGAACTTTCCAAAGGAACATACAAGGAAAATGTGGACGCTTTGGATGAAGCTCTTTCTATGATTGATTCAAAGGTTTTTCTGAAAGCTGTCAGCTTGGCGAGGAACGTAAGTCTGCTGGCAGCAAAACCGAAACCGTAGGAAATGACACCCTATTGGGGCAGATAGCATCGTTCATGGAAAATCTGCATCTGACCTATAAAGAAGTGGTTTACGAGATACCGTACAGAAATTTAGTATTAATGCAGCGTGATAAGCTCCATACCGTTACCGGAACGAAAGTTACGAAGGTGAAGGGTAAGGATATGGCTTCACGCAGAAGAAGAAATAAGAAATAAAATGGCTACACTATACTTTAAAGTCAGTTCAGACTATCAGGAAGTTATCCGTCTGAGGCAGGAATGCGAGAAGCTGGAAGCTCAGTTGAAGAAGATGGATGTAACCAAATACCCTACAGCTGCAAAGGCTTTAGAAACGCAACTGGCATCTGCTCGTCAACAGATGATGGGATTGGTGACAGAAGCGGCTAAAGCTGGTGCTGTGATGGAGAATGATTTGAAGAAAAAGCTTAATTCCGCGTCAAAGGCCTCCGATGAGCTGACAGAGGAAATCATCAAACAAAGGAAAATCATCCGTGATACGCAGGATGATGTCAGACGGCTGTCTGATGAATATTCAAAGATGGGTAAGTATTCTCCTAATTCAAAAGCTAAATTAGCTGAACTGAACCGGGCTAAAGCAGCCTTGAACGAGCAGAGATACTCCCTTGGCGAATTACAGGACCAGCAGGCCAGAAACAGGCTCGAAGTGAGGAAACTTACGAGAGAGTACAAGGAGTTTTCCAGTGGGACTAACAACGCTGATGAGATAGTAAAATCCCTTACGGATTCTTTAAAGCGTACAGCCGCTGAAATTGGTGGACTGGTGGCGATAAAGAAATTCGGCTCCGATGTGATTGAAGCAACCGGAAAGATGCAGCAGTTACAGGTAGCCCTTTCAACCATACTTCAGGACAAATCCAAGGCGGACCAGCTCATTGCCGATATTGTCCAGTTCGCGGCCAAAACACCGTTCAATCTTGACGATGTGGCGACCGGAGCAAAGCAGCTTTTGGCATACGGTTCCTCGGCCGATAATGTCGTGAATGAACTTTCCATGCTTGGAGATGTGGCTTCCGGATTGCAGATTCCTATCGGACAGCTTATTTATCTGTATGGAACATTGAGAACGCAAGGACGGGCCATGACAGTTGACATCCGTCAGTTCGCCGGACGAGGTATTCCAATCTACGAAGAACTGGCCAAGGTATTAGGAGTTTCCAAAGACCAGGTAGGTGAACTTGTGAAGGAAGGGAAGGTCGGATTTAAGGAAGTTGAACAGGCCTTCAAAAACATGACATCCGAGGGAGGAAAGTTTGCCAACCTTATGGAAAGTTCCGCCGGAACGTGGCCCCAGCGACTGTCGAATATCGAAGATACCCTCTTTCAGAAAATGAATGAATTCGGGAATAAGTATAAGGAGGTTTTCGAATTTGGTATCGGTACAGCAGAGGATTTGATGGAAAGTCTTGATGATGTGTTGTCTGTAATGGGCGGACTGATTGCAGCTTACGGAACGTACAAGGCCGCGTTGATTACAGCAGCCGTAGCGCAGAAGGCGGTCGGATTCGTTGAAAGTATCCGTTTGATAGGAATGTACAGAAAGGAATTGGGGCTGGCCACCGCTGCACAGCAGGCTTTCAATCTGGCATCGAAATCGAATGTGTATGTCACCTTGTTGGCTGCGTTGGTAGGAATCGGTACGGCTATTTACATGTTCACCAAGAGAACCAATGAAGCCACTGCAGCGCAGGAGACACTGAATTCGGTGAACAAAAAGACCGATGAGGAATTTTCCAAGCAGGCGGCAACAGTTGACAGGTTGTCCGGCATATTGAAAAGTGAAACTTCATCCATTGACCAGAAGAAGAAAGCCTTGTCTGATTTGCAGACCATCATTCCTTCTTACAATGCCAGTCTTAATGAAGAGGGTCGACTGATAAACAACAACACTGAGGCCATTAAATCCTATCTTACGCAACTGGAAAAACAGATACGGATGAAGGCTGCTCAGGAAGAACTGGAGGAACTGTATCGCAAAAAACGGACTCAAGAAAAGCAGCAGAAAGTCGCTACGGAGAATTACAATGAGGCTAAATCTTTGTACAATTCATCTGTGACAATGACTGGAAGCGCATTACAAAACAGAGGAGTCAATACAGGTGTGGCCGTATTCTCTCAAAATAGTGCAGTAAACAATCAGCTCAAAGATAGTACGAATAAGGCCAAGAAAGAATTGGATTCCGTAAACAAGGAATTAGGCGAAACGGTTTCTGCCATCACTGAACTGGAAAAAGAAATTGAGAAATCGTCTTTATCCGATAATAAAGAATCCCCACAGTCTTCCATATCCAAAGAAGTAGAAAATGCCACCATACGTATCAAGACACTCAAACAAGAGATTGCCGACCTTCGTAGCGGAAAATTACAGGCTGAAGCCGGTAAAACCGTAGAATCTGCTATCAAGGCAAAGGAAAAAGAGTTGCAGAGTACAGAAAAAACCTTGGAAACACTTACTGGTATCAGCTACAAATCAGAAAACAAGAAGGTCGTAGATAGCCAGCAAAATCTTTCTGATGAACTTTTACAACTTATTAGGACCAATCAACAGAACGAAATTAACCTGATGGAAGAAGGTTCTGAAAAGAAGCGCAGACAGATTGAACTGGATTACCAGCGAGAAATCGATGAAATTAGGAAACAGCGCAAAAAATGGGAAGATGCGCAAGGAGGAAAGCTTACGTCTGAACAGCGGGAAGTATTAGGAAGTCGTGCGTCTAATGCCATGCAGTCACGTGAAAAAGGGCTGGTCGAAATTACGAAAGCCGAAAATCAGGCTGCAATCGAGGCTAATGAACGCTACCTGAAAAGCTATGGTACATTTATGCAGAAACGTGATGTAATCATAGCTGAGTACACCCGTAAAATCTCGGATGCTGCTACTCAGGGAGACAAGGACATACTCCAGAAAGAAATGAATAAAGCTCTCTCCTCTCTTGATCTTGAAAAACTGAAACAGGGAATCAATTGGGAACTTATCTTCGGTGACTTGGATAAGGTCTCCAAAGAGTCCCTGAACAAGGTAAAGCAGCAGCTTAGGAAGTTCAAGAACTCAGATGAATACAAGAACATGGCTGTTGACCAGAAGAAGGTCATTGACGAGGCTTTAAGCAACATCCAGTCAACCCTTATCGACAAAGGAGGATTGCTGGCCGACCTACCCGAACAGTTAAGCGAATTGGCCAAGGCACAGGAAGAACTGTCACAAGCTCAGGAGGAATACAACGAAGCCATGAGAAGCGGAACAGATGAACAGAAGGAAGCGGCCACGAAGAAACTGAATGATGCCCAGAAAAGACAGCAGAACGCTCAGGTCAATGTACAAAAGTCAACAGATAAAACGACAAGCAACCTTGTCACATTGTCGAACGTCATTACCCAGCTTGGTTCAAATTCTGAAATTTCACTCTCTCAGGTCGGTGATTTGGCCGGAAATATAGTAGACATATTTGCAGAAGAGAGCGAGAAACTTGGAGGTATAATTGGAGCTGCATTTTCTCTTTTAGATGCCATCGGGACACAGGGGTTGGATGGTTTCGTAGGTAACATATTCAGTAGTGTCTTTAAGTCTGTAGGTGGAATATGGGATACCCTGACTTTCGGCGGATTCAGCAAACTCTTCGGTATTGGAGGAAACGAAAAAGAGGTGCAGGATACCATCAACAGACTCACGGACAGAAACGAAAAGTTGCAGTCTGCCATCGAATCCCTTACAGAAGAAATGAAATCCAGCAAGGGAAGCGAGAAATCCGTAGCAGAGTACAATAAAGCCATCAAGTATCAGGAGGAATACAACAAGAATGTCCTTTCAAAAGCGCAGGCCAATGCTGGCTATCACAGTAAACATCATAGCTGGGCCTATTACATGGGCTGGTCGGAAAGTGACATACAATGGATTCGGGAAAATGTCATGGCAGAGTTCACAGGTACAGATTCCTTGTGGCAGATGTCTCCGGAGCAGATGGATTTATTACGTCAGAATGTGGATTTGTGGCAGAAAATGGCCGATTCAGGGAAAGGAGGCTATGGGAATGGTGTCGTTGAAGCACTAGGTGAATATGCAGATCTGGCCGGAAACCTCGAAGAACTGAAAGAAGGGCTTTTCGAACAGCTTACCGGAATAAGTTTTGATTCCATGTATGACAGTTTCATAGATACTCTCATGGATATGGATGCCTCGGCGGAAGATTTTGCGGATAACCTATCCGAATACTTTATGCGTGCCATGCTTTCAGATAAAATCGGTAACATGTACAGCCAGAAGCTGGAAGACTGGTGGAACAGATTCGGTGAAAGTATGAAGGACGGAAACCTGAGTGAGAGTGAACGTAATTCACTCCAAAACGAATATATGGGGTACGTGAATGAAGCATTGAAACTACGGGATGAACTTGCCGCAGCTACCGGATACGACAAGGCTGGCAGCAGTTCCCAGCAGTCGGCCTCCAGCCGCGGATTCGGTACGGAAATGACGCACGAGGATGCCGGAGAACTGAGCGGTCGGTTCACTGCCGTGTATGAGTCCAATCTTAGGATAGAGACAGCAGAGCAGCAACAGACAGTAGCCATTACCGAACTGCGAGGCTCCATCAGTGCCTTGACATCACAAGTGACCGGCCTATACAACATCGCCGACGAGACACGTACCATCCTGGCCAATTCCTATTTGGAGTTACAGCAAATCAGAGAGAATACTGAAGACTCAGCCAAATACTTGAAAGATATTAAGGCTGACATCGCCGAAGTGAAACGTAATACAGCAAGACT